CTTAATTACTTTCTCAATCTCTTCAAACGAAGATGACTTTAGCAGGGACGCAGACTTGATCATCGCCCCCTTCAATACTTGCTTTCGACAAAAGTCGATAGATTTGTCTTTGATGAACGCGGACTCCTCTACACCGTCTGATGTGTGGATGCGAGCATAGAACTCACGGACGTCCTTGGCTGTTGCTTTATCGTGGTGGTTAAGTTCTGTTCTTAATAAAGTCATCATCACTTCCGCATTTGGGTGAGTGTTGTACTTGTCTCTATAGTTGATGAGTGTTTGAGCGAACACTTGAAGATATTTCTTTTCAAAAAAGCTAACATCTAAGACTTCTGTAATTTGATCGAAGAATGGTCGGTCCTCCAACATAAGTTGGCAAAGGTTCTCTTGGAAGTTCTTTCCAAAGCGCATAAAAGTTTCTTGTTTGTCGTTATTCATATGTCCTCCTGAATTTTGTGTATGTTTAAATATAACCCATCAGCAATAATCTGTCAAGCAAAACTATCTTTTTATTTTGTGAAAAATTTTCTGCAATGCTGAGAAGTTGATTGTAACGGCATCATCTTCAAATAGCATTTGTGTAAATTTTATTTTATTGAAAAAAGGTTCAAAATCAACTACAGCTTTTTTTATCAACTCCCTATTCATTGGTCGAATATTTGGAAACTGGAGTTGCATAATGGCATAGTTGTCTTTAATGAGTTTCTCATTGCCTTCTATGTTTTGATGAATCTTAAGCTTCTTTCCTTGCATTGCACACTCTCTAATGATGTCTGCTACTTCATATTCATCTTTGCGAGCAAGGAATGGGAATCTTTTCGCAATAGTCTTAAGACCGGCGCCTTTGATCCCGGGTAGATTGTCTGAGGAGTCTCCAGCAATTGCTCGTGCCAATGCGAAGTTATTTGGATGAATCTTGAATTCATCAATGACCGACTGTCTTGTGACGATCTTCTTTTGTATTGGTCGGTAAACTTGAACATCATCTCGGCATAATTGGAAGAAGTCTTTGTCACTTGAGATGATAGTCTTTTTCCATCCATCGTAGCGAGAATGATTAATGACCAAGGCGATGATGTCATCCGCCTCTGTAAAGTCTGCCACAAGTTGAATCACAGGCATTTCGTTCAGATACTCCATGAGTCTTACTTGTTGATAACCCTTGTTCGCCTCTTCTTTGTCTTCTGGTATGTCAACCATCCGGCGATTAAACCTGACCGGTTTGCGGCCGCCTTTATAGTCCTTATTCATTGAGCGTCGTCTTGCAGAGCCTTCATGCCCGTCCCAAGCGACTATGATCTCGTCAGCGTTAAAGTCCCTAGAGACCTTCTGAAGGCTCTTTAAAAAGCCTATAGTGCCTCCCACAGGCCACCCTTTCTTATCTAGATGTGGGCTAATTACGTAAGATCGCAAAAACATATTCAGTGCGTCAATTATTATTACATTTTTCATTTGTCCTCCAAGACAGTATAAGTGTATTTCGGTTTTGGAAAATGCATTTCAATGGCAAACTTGCCTATTGCCATTGAAAACTTCTCATCATTCTCCCAAAGTAAAATGCCCACATGTTCAGCTTTAGAAATTGGGCATTTACATTTTATTTTTTTCATTCTCCAAAGTCCTCAGGGCCCCATTTATTTAAAGATCCGTCGTCGTTTTCAAGGTCAGCAGGTAAGACATCTATTTCATATGACTTGACCCCATATTCAAAATTATTGTGATCAAGACCAAGATAAAAAGCTAGATTGTCAGCCATTCTCTCGGCTTGGGACCAATTCTTAGCGGCGGCTCTGATTCTATCTTCAGTTTCGTTGGGTAGTCGATACCAAACTAAATAAATTTTCATTTGTCCTCCAGGTTGTTTAAATAGTATAACACGATTAGATCATGTTGTCAAGCAAAAAATATAAAAAAACCCCAACTCCGAAGAGAAGGGGCTGATGAATTCCTTCAGGATTTAACCTTCGTCGGATTCGCCTTCGAGACCAAAGTTCTTGCCTTCAGACTCAAATTTTTTGATGATTTCATCATCCATGATGTCAAATACAACAGAGCGGAACTCTGGGTCTTGGAGCTTTTTGATCCACTGCGATCTTTGGAATTTGTATTCCTTGCCGTCACGGTCAAAAATCTTGTTCCAAGCACCGGGCTTAAAGCGGTCAGAACCTGAGGCTCTTAATGCTTCCAACCATGATTCTTCATCTTGAATGCCAACGTCTTTACCCCATAGAATCTTAAAGCCACAAGTGCGACCCTCAGATCCGAAGCGAGACTTTTCAATCTTTACTTTTACCTCTGAGCCGATCCGAAGACCAGTACCGTCAGTAACGAATGAGGCTTTTGCTTTACGCTTTGTAAGCCAAATACGAAGCGAACAGGAGTACTCGATTGCCTTTCCACCGGGAGCAACAAAGGGTGTTGTCATGGCTTCTGCGACGTTTGAGGTAATGTTCGTCTTAAGTTGATTGATCAACAGTAAAGTGCACTGTTGATTTGCCAATGGGACCATAAGTTTCGGAAATGCTTTCGCAAAGATCCGAGGCTTTACCGCCATTGACGATTGAGGATTAAAGTCACCTTCTAAATCTTTTTCAGAAGATGTTGCTGCGATTGAGTCCCAGATAAACAAAAACTGCGTATCCGGATATTGACCCATTAAATCCTCAATTGTTTCCAAGGTTTTCTCTACTGAAACTGCTTGGATATATAGGAAATCATTGTTAATATCGATACCAGAGTTCTTGAGGAACAAAGGGTCGATAGCGGACTCAGCGTCAAAGTAGACAACGCAATGTCCTTTCTTTTGTGCTTGCGCAGCAATTTGACAAGCCATGTAAGACTTACCAGCCGATGAAAGACCAGCAAGTTCAGTAACTTTCCCAACGGGAATACCAGCCATCTTACCTCGGCAGACAATAGAGTCCAACCAGCGCGAGCCAGTTGGAATCCATTCTTTGACTTCAGTAGGATTGTCTTCATTTAAGTCGTGGGCTATGTCTAGCCCGACTTTCTTATTGACGAATTTCTTCATCGCATTAATGTCAATCTTACCAGCTTTAGTCATTACTCCTCCTCGGAAGTCGCTGTATCTTCAGCTTCCTCTTCGGTGGTTTCTTCAGTTGTCTCTTCGGCAACCTCTTCAGCTACCGCTGAATCTTCTTCTTTGTCTCCGCAAGCGAAGAGCAATGTTAATAGTAATGTAGTCATATTATCTCCTATAATTACAATAAAAAAGGGCCATCTTTTTAACCTAGGGAAGATGACCGGAAACCCTTAACACAGGAGGACTACGATTTATTCGTCTTGCATAAAAGCCGCGAAAGCCTTATCTACACTTTCACCTGATTGNTTCTTGTATTGTTGAGTCTCGTTNGAAGAGGACTCTGCTGAAGAGTCGGAGGACAGGTAACCATCCAGCAGAGCTTGAACCTCCTCTACGGTCTTAACATCGAACAAATTATCGATATCAGGCACAGAGTCCAGTAGGTCTTTACAGTCGGCAATATTGTCATCGCACAAAATAGATGGGCGGCGGCGTGGTTGCAAGACTGTTTTTGGGAAAGAACCAGGTGTTCCAGGGATTGAATAAGTCAGCTTAATATCGGTTCCTGTCTCTGGATCTGTAATATCTCCATAGTCAGGGTCTAATACATAACCCAAAAGGGTTTCATAAGCAGTCTTGCCATATGCCCAGATTTTAACACCATCTGCTTCATTTCCACGGACGAGTACTGGTGAGTAGTAACGCTTTCGCGCAAACAACTTTTTAGCTTCATTCTTGAGGTTGTGATCGTCATTTTTCGTTCCCTCTCGCCAAAGTTTCGAGGCAAAATCACAAATTGCGCATTCTCCCCCGTCGTTACGCTTGTTGCAGTAGATTCCAGGATTCTTTCCTACATTGTAGTGAAAGTGGAATTCACGGAACGGATCTCCATCTGCAGTTGGTAAAATACGAATGTTTTGGTCACCAGCACTTGGTTTCCACATTGTAGATTTCCGACCGGATGATTTTCCGCCGTTTTTTGATTGGTCGAGCTTTGCTCGCATTGCGTCTAAATTAATAGCCATGTTAATCTCCTAAGTTTGATTATTTTATTGTGTTTTATCACTAAGGTAAGCAGGGTTTCAACCATACTCCCGGTGTAATTTGTTTATAATGTATTATAACATATTGTAAATCGTTTGTCAAGTAAAAAAGTAAAAATCTCAAAAATAGACCAAAAAAAATTTTACAGATTTTGGACTTTAGAAAAATGCGCCCTTTAAGGTAGGGCGCAAACCTTCATGTCGAGTGGTTTAGAACAATTCGATAGCAACATCTTTAGTCGAGCTTCCAATAGAGCCTACGACAGTGTTGTTATTGAATGTGCGAAACGCTTGACGATCAACATCCCAAACAGTTTCAAATCCAGGCTGTAAATTACGCTCTCGGAAATATGTTGGGAATACTCCCTTTGGTGCTTCCGTTGGTCGAACAAAATTCATTGCTCGTTGGTCACCACGCTTTGTTACAAACGTTGCGCTATGTACAGTCATTGATTGTTGATTAGTGTTACTCATAAAACCTCCTTAATTGTTTTGAGTTATTTTGTTATCTATATTATAACATGTTTTTGAAGACTTGTCAAGTCTTTTTTTAAAGTTTTTTATAGTCACCAGCAATTTTCATCCAGAGGCATGAAAATGCAAAGATGGCTAATGTTGTTCCAAAGAATGTTATCATTGTTTATTTCCTGTTTCGTTATGTTTATAATATAACATGTTTTAAATGTCTTGTCAAGTAAAATTACAAACTTTTTTTAAGAAAATTGATTCTGCTTGGATGGCATCGAGTCTGACGAGATAAAAATCATTGCTTACTTGTCCCATCGCTCTGCCTTCTTGAAGCCACTTCATTTGGTCTTGAATGTGCTTAGTAACTTGCTCTGGTGTTTCAAATAAGTATTCTCGATAATCCATTCCTTCTAAGATTGCTTTTTGATAATGTGGAAACAATTGAATTGCTGTTTGGTAGACGTGTCTATAATGTTGAGCTTCTTCTAGATGCTTTCCTTCAGAAAAATTGACATAAACTCTTGGAGAACCGAACTTCTCTTTTGTCTGCAGAATGGTGATTCCTGTCAAAGTATCTAGTTTGCCAGTAAAGGCATTTGTTCTTGGTCCTATTAGTGAATATCCTATCCACTCAGCAATCTTGTGCATGTCATTAAAGTAGCTTTCGTGCTCCTCTTTTTCAGTTCCCCACATTGAATAGTAGATTTGTTCAGTCATTTATCCTCCATTGATTATTGACGTAAGTTATTTCATTTATTTTTTTGATGACTCTTTCTCCTGTGACAAATAGAATTGTTACCATGTTGTGTCTTATTTTTTTTATTTGACCTGATAATTTTCTATCATTGCAGTAGACAGCATCTTCCAATTTAATCATTATCTTTTGTTCTCTCTAAGAATTCTTTTAGTGCCACGATGTATTCTGCTAGTTCAAACAGTTTGGCACAAACATAGATTTGATCCTTTTCTGTTCCTTCTCTTGAAGCTAATGCTTCTAAGATTTTTTCTTCAATTTTTAACATTTCTCTAAGTTCTTTCTTAACCTTACTTCTCTCCATTGCTATTACCTCCAGATAATCTAATAGTAATTACGCCGGTGCAGGGTCATTGTTCCTGTATGAAATGAGTAAAATGTTTTGAAATATAAAAGTTGGGATCAGACGATCTCCAAATAGCAAAAGACGATTCTCTATTTTTTGAAATGTTTTCGCGAACTATCTGTTGGCAAGTTGGCAAAATTGTTTCATCATTATCCAAATCTTCTTCTTCTATATTCATATAATAACATGTTTCAGTGACGTTGTCAAGTTTAAATAACATTTTTTCTTCAACATCTTGAAGATTGCCTACACCAAGTGTTGTGATTCTGGAGTGATTTTTTGGGTGATGAATCTTTCCAAAGTCAGGACTTACGTTTGAGCAGTAAAATAAATTTTGCAGTGTCGAATAGATAAAGTAGTTAACTTTCTCATAATAATTTGAAATAGGACCTGCGCCTTTAGCCTTCAATAAAGTATTGTTGTCCAAAATTATCATCTCTTTTATTTTTCCGGATCTTGTAAATTCTTGCAAAACATGAAAGTGAACTCGATGTCGCAGCTTCTCTTCTCTTGTTCCAAACTCTAAATCAGGAACTATGTAGGCAACACTCATTTGGTGGCTTGGGAATGCCTCTAGAACACGTAGTGTGGCCCCAGCAACCTTACCAGACCCGCAAACAAACAGAATCCCTTCAGAGTGAGATTTCATCCCCCTAGATGTAACCTTTACTACGCTATTGTCGTAATCTTCTGCTGATGATTGTGCTTCAAGGCCCTGATCTTCATCGAAAGTTATAACCTTATAAGTGTTAGAGTGTGGCTTAAATAGATTCACTATATTCTTGCCTGCTTGTCCTAGTCCGACTAAAATCATTTTATTCTCCTGTTTTGTCTACATATAACATTGGTATTATAACTATTTTTTCTGAGATAAAAATAAAAACTCTTACTGATGGTAAGGCAATTTCATTAATTTGGTTGGCATAGGGAAAAACTTCTAAAACAATTGCTAAGTCACCATTCCGATATCCGAATAAAGCTCGAACATCCCATGGGCTTTTCGCAATCGTTATTAGGTCACCTCTTTTCATTTGCTTTATCAAAATCCTTTAACAACATTATACATGTTGAAGGAATTGCTCTTAGTTTTTGAGAGTGAAAAAAGTAGACCTCAACAATAGCATAATGTATCCCTCGTGGTCTGATGTTAATTATGATTCCAATGCTACCAGTAGTATATTCTACCCAATCCCAATCTGGGAACGATCCAGTAACGATTATCAAATCACTATTTTTCATCTATCTTTCTCAGCTCTTGAGGCCAAAATGGAACCTCATTATTATCAAACATTAGAACCCAAATAATCTCATAGGTCGCACCTACTCGTTCAACCTTAATAACAAGTCCGATCATCCCATCGCTATAGCCTGACGTCTGACTATTGCTTAAGGTGACTACGTCGCCGGCTACCATTTGAACTCCTTCATGTCTCCGAGGTTTTTTCCCAAAGAGCAATTAACCATAAACCTACCTAGTTTGGTTTCACCAAACATGGTGCATAATTCCGGAATTAAAAGCCTGTCATCTTGGTGTAAGTCGATGACAACGCTATCATGAACAACGAAAGCAACATGGGATCGTGTTGCCCTAAGAAAGTTAGAAATTCTGCAAAAGCGGTCAAGGGTGTTGTCCGAGGAAGTTGATTGTAATAAATAGTTGAGCGCTTTGCGAGAGGGAGCAGCAATTGTTCTCCCGAAAGGGGTTTGAACCTTTTCTCCGTCATAATATTTTTCTCTAAGGCTTTCCCTATCGTAGAAACTCGATTTGATTGCTGTTGATTCTTCGTTATAGAGCCAAGCAAATAATTGTGTTTTAGCCTTTTCTCGGCTAAGATCTTTTTTAAAAATGTTTTTGATGTTCCATTCATGAATATCCTCCTGCGGTTGTTCGTGATCTTGTAGTGCCAACATTGTTCGAACTTCAGCAGCATTGAAGTCGAGTTCTAGAAACACATCATTTGTTGGCTTAACGTGTTTCTTCAATTCTCTCTTAAGATTTAAAATTGGAAAAGAATCTTTCTTTGTTGTCATCCTCCCAGTTACTGTTCCAAAGATGTCGTAATCTACAAATGGAACTTTCTCGCCGAATGCAGCATAGAGTTGTTTTGCCTTTACATCCGATTGCGCATTCAAGTAAAGACCCATCGAGTTAAGGTTAACTGGGCTACGGCGTAACTCTTTCACGGCAGCTTGTGTGCGCTTTAATAAATTATAGTGTTGTGGTCTTTCGATGTTATCAAAAACCCATCTAGTAATTTCATTCTTTGTGTCGAAGTAATGTTGCAAGTGTTTTTTAGGGATGAGATCGTAGAAGCAAACACCTGAAATGTCAATGTTAGCGGTGCCAATTGCACGGTAATGACCTCTCAAGAGATTGTTCGAATCTTCCCAACGCTGAGCAAGGTGAGGTGGGCAAACGGCCTCTAATGACTTACCAGCCACGAGCAATTGAGCATAATCAATGTCTTTGCCGTAAAGGTGATCAGAATAAGCCCATGTTTTAGAGAGCCCTTTGGGGATTCGATCCCAAATAAACTGTCCATCTACATAAGTTCCGGCGCAATCAAATTTGTTGTCTAAAAGTTGAAAAAACATCTGCGGTGTCCTCCGTAATGTGTTATAATGTGTTAGTGGTTAAGTACAAGATAACATAATGGAGGCTGGATGTCAAGTATTGTTTGTTCTTTTTGTAAAATAAGTTAGGGAGCCTTGTTTTTGATTGTAAAAGGTCTTGAATCGATCTTCAATGTAAAGCAGTGATTGTTCTCTATCCATTTTTCCGATTGAAATGGCTGTCTGGTGTATTTGTTTTCGAGAAGATGGGGATAAAGGTGAGCCCTCAAAAAAATTCCGCATATTTATATATATTAATATTAATGTATTATATTGTATATTAGATTTGTATTTTATACTATTGATAGATGCTATTGTTTTATTATTACATGCTTTATAAGTTGTGTTATAGGGATTAAGATTTACATATGAATTATAAGTATTGATTAATAAGTTTTCTAGCAACTCTAAGTCTTGAAAGATTGTTTTGTCATATTGTTTATCAAAAACAGATTGAACCGTAAATAACAAATAGCGTGCGCGATATTCAGAAGTGACTGGAGAGTCTAAGTCTGAGATTATCACTCCGGGATTATTTTGGTCTACTCTAAAACCATATTTCTTTGCTATGTTCATGTAGTATTGAAAAGCAGGCGAGTTAAACATTTGAATTTCTTTCTCTGCATCATTCGAGAAGTCTAATCCCGCTATGTCGAGGGCTAGTCCTGAGTGGAATAGGTCTGAATTGACCGACTTCATGAAATCGGACATTATTACGGTCTCCACAACATCGGAGTGTAGGTAATAATCCACAAAGACCCTTGTGAAATCTTCAAANNTGTTGATTTGACCCTTGTGTTTCATAATAAAGTCATTAAGGATTTTGCTCATCGATGATTCCGAAGTTTTTATGAAACTTGTTTTTGGATTATGATAAGCTCTTTTGATCTTGAGAGAGGATAAGATTGGATCATCAATTGGAATGGTTCCAAGTCTACATGCTTTTGCAAAGTGCAATTCCATGTCTTTGAATTGATCAACAACAAAATTTGCTGCTCGATGTGATCCAACGTCTTGACCAGAAACTGTTATCTCTTTTAGAAATTCTTCTTTAATAACAACAGGTTCTAGCATCCTGTTGACTCGTCCATAGAAAGTCCTCTCGGCAAAGCCAAAATCATAGACGTGTGGATAGTC